TTAACTGCTCTTAATCCAAAGTTGTTTGGCATATATACATCTACCATCCCCATTCTCCTTTCATACCAGCAGCTGAGTAATCAGTTACTGTTCCTTCAAAAAAATTCTTAAAGCTATCTCCAGCAATAATCCATTCTACCCAAGGTAATGGGTTGTCTTTAACACCGTAGTTAGCTTTAAGTCCTAACATAATAAGACGTCTATCTGCCAGATGTCTTATATAATCTTTGACCTCACCTTTTTCAAGACCCTCGATGCTTCCCATTTTATACGCCAAATCGATAACCTTGTCTTCCAGTGAGACAGCAGTTCTAACCATTTCATAGATTTCCCTCTTCAATTCATCCGTTACCACTCGTGGATGTTCATTACAAAATTGTCTAAATAATCTAGACATCCCTTCTACGTGCATTGACTCATCACGTATAGACCACTCAACTACCTCACACATACCTTTCATCTTACCGAACCTCTGGTAGTTAAGCAGCATAGCAAATGCAGAGAATAAAGACATACCTTCATTGATACAAGTCTGTGCTAATGCTTTAGCTAGACCGTGTAATGTAGATGTATCATTATCTTGCATAAATTCAATCTTATCTTTCATCTGTTTATAGTCTAAGAAAGCAGAGTATTCACTATCATCAAAACCTAATGTATCGTTCAGTAGTGCATAAGCTCTTTGATGTGTTCCTTCTCTATTAGCAAATGTCATAATCATATTCCTAATCTCGTGGTTACGAAACTTAGGTAGATACAAGTCACAATAATTCTGAGCTACCTGAACATCAGACTGAGTAAACAATCTAAGTATCTGAGTGATATGGTTCTTCTCTACATCATTGATGTCACCTCTCTTCCACTGGTCTACATCCTCCTGTAGTTTAACTTCCCATATACCCCAGTGAATCTTCTCGTGTTCTTCAGCAATATCCATAGCCCACTGATAGTTAAATGGCTTATATGTTTGTGCTGCTTCCATTACCCCTGACAACTGAGACATTCGGTATCCTCCTCTTTAAATGATTCTAATTTAATTCTCTCTACCTTCTTACCTATTTGTTCAGCAGTTGCACCACTATTAGTACGAAGATAATAGAGACCTTTTAATTTCTTACCCCACGCTGCGAGATGTACTTTGTTCACGGAAGCCTTCTCGCTACCCGCAGGGAAGAAAAGATTTACGCTCTGACCTTGACATATAAATGGTTGTCTAGTCGCTGCGTGTTCTACTACCCACAGTTGGTCTAACTCGAATGCAGTCTTAAATACATCCTTCTCCCAATCTGTAAGATAATCTAAATGTTGAACAGAACCTTCGTGATGAATAATACTAGACCACTGTTCTTCCAACCAATCTTTCTCAAGACCTAATCTTAATCTATGTTCATTAAGAACTCTAGCTAGGTGTCTGTTCTTAACTAGATGAGACCCAACACGTGTCCTATGAGTATAAGCATTAGACTTAATAGGCTCAATACTAGCACTAGTGCCACAGATAATAGAACTGTTAGCATTAGGGGCAATAGCAAGTAGATGACTATTCCTTCTGTTAGTTCCTTTACCATCTGGGTATTCTCCACGACTTTTAGCCAATCTTTCAGTAGCTTCAACAGCTTCCTCCTTAATGTGTTTAAACATTCTTATATTCTGTCCAGTTGCCTGTGCAGATTCCCAAGGAATATTCTTCGATTGTAGGTACGAATGGAAACCCATTGCACCCAGCCCTAGGCTACGCTCAAGATATGCAGAATTTGAGGCATTAGCTAACTCCTGAGGTGCATTATCTATGAATGCTGTTAGTACATTATCTAACATCTCAATTAAGTCAGAAACTAATCCTGTATCTCTCCACTTATCAAACGACTCAAGATTGACACTGGATAGGCAACATACTGCAGTCCTTCCCTTGTCTGTGGGTAAGTGGATTTCATTACAAAGATTACTTCCTTTAATTGTAAGTCCTTTATCTTTAAGTGCTTGTGGTAAATGTCTATTTGCTTCATCTATAAAATTTAAGTATGGTTCACCAGTTCTGAATCTAACCTCTAGGAGTCTCTGCCAAAGGTCTCTCGCAGGTATTGTATCACGGACTTCACCGTTACTAGGGTCAGTAAGACTCCAAGGCTTATTATCGATAACACAATCCATAAAGGAGTCAGTAATATTGACAGCGTTATTAATGTTAAAACACTTCCTATTACTATCACCTCCAGTAGGTACTCGAAGGTTGATGAACTCAATAATGTCTGGATGCGAGATATCAATATATGCAGCATAACTTCCTTTCCTTGTTTGTCCTTGTTTATAAGCAGTCATAGAACTGTCAGATACTTTAATGAATGGTATCGGTCCTGGTGCTTTGTCTGATACTGGTCTTACATCACCCCAGTGTCCACCTACTCCACCACCTTTAACACTTAACCACGCTAGTTCTGATTGATGTTTGATAAGACCATCCAAATCGTCACTAACGTAACTAAGAAAACAAGAAATAGGTAGTCCTTTAACTTCTTCTCCTGGCATAGGAGCGTTACTAAGTATAGGACTGCTAAACATAAACCAACCATTACTAACAGCATCGTATAACCTCTGTGCTAATTCTAAATCTCCACCACTATAAGCGACACAAGCTCTAGCATATGCCTCTTGTGGTGACTTCTCTTTACCTCTAAGATAGTAGTTTGTTACTAGCTCTCTGGCTTGTTCAGACATCTTCTTGTCTCTTTTCCTATCTATAGTGATTCCTAAATAATTACTCTTCATCTTCTTGTTCTCTGATATTAATGCTGAGATATTTCTGGTCTCCTTCATAATAAGCTTCATAAGTTAGTCTTCCAGAATCTAACATTTGAATACCATCTAAAATACCTTTACCGTATTGTTGTTCTCCATACCACCAAGATGCTAGTCCACCTATCAGACAGATAGATGCAGCTAACAGTGCTACTATATCAATACTCATCATTATATTCATTCTCCTCTATTTCTTCTCTTCTAAAATCATCCATCTTACTTAATATTCTGTCCTCGAACTTATCTAATAAGTCTTCTACAGTAATATCTAATATCTCACATATCAGACATTCATCATAGTATTTAGCTATCAGTTTTTCCTTTACCTCTTCCAGAGTCATTTGATTCTCTCCTTGTAATTTCCCTCTGTATATACCATAGAGCTTTGTTTAAATCTTCCAGTCCATTATCTGAATGTTTTAAATCAGCTCTCCAAATGTATTTAATAGCATTACCGAGACAAAAGTTCATATGTTCAGTGACTTCTATTGCCTCTATACCACTAGGATGATTCCTATAGTGTTTTGGATTTATTGCTCTCTTGTCCATTTCTTTAATTCTTTGATTTCCTTAGTAGAGAATATAGGTATGTTATATTTAGCACACCAAGCTCTATAAGTTGTCTTGCTGCCTTTCCTAATAAACTTATCTGGATTAGGCATTAAGAATATCAAATTCTTTTTCTCAAATTGTAACTGTTCTGCGATAGCCTTATACTTCTGTGTATCTCCACTTCTGAAGAAACCTTTGACTTCTATGTAATTATCTAGAAAGACAAAATCAGGAGTATAATTACGTCTAACAGTATAGGCGATTCTATTGGGCTCATATTTCCACTCCTTGCCAAGTTGTTTGGCACATTCTTGTTCTAACTTACTCCTGAACTTTGGCATTGCCATCTTTGTCTACCTCTAATACATTAGGAACATTAACTACCTCTGCTAAGAATCTAGGTCCTGTTGAATATAGGAAAGTTCTTAATTCAGGATAACAAGTATGTTTATATTGACAGTATGCACATCCTACTGGAAGTTTCATATTGCCGCTCTTACCATCAGGTTCTAAATCATAACATCTAGCTGGTGGTTGTTTCTGTTCGACTACAAACTTAATGTGGTCTATTCTGTCTTCGATATTAGTTAAGTTTAATTTACTCCAATGTCTAGACTTCTCATCATCCATATCGTATTTAAGATATGTTAGATGTCCTAAAGACTTATCGAATGCTAACCAACCGAACTGTCTTTCACCTTCAGCGTGTGCATAACCTTTAATCTGGTCGATATAACCAAAGGCATCATCATCTATCAGTGAACCATCTTTGAACTTCTTAAATCCATAAGTAGATGCAGATTTAACA